AGTTTTTTATCTACTAGATCAAACCAACTAGTAGTTGCTGGATCCATTGGAGCAACCGTTGATTTGTACACTGCTATGTTAATCCATGGATCTTGATGGCGTTTAAGTAGGTAAGCATCGCGGCAGTCAAACCCGTCGACGGCCAGCATATAGATTAAACTAACAGGATTATAATGGTAATAACAGCCATTGTAACTTCTGCTGTAGTATCTATCATATTCTATACCTGTGTGTGTCGGCACAGTTAACAGTAACATGCCATTAACCGTCATAGCATCATTCCAGCGGCGCAATGTCTCTAGAGGATTTGTACTGTATTGCAGGCTGTCGTGTGCCCACATTAAATCAATACTAACAGGAAATACATATTCTTCAGTGAAGTCTTGTTGTATTTTATTGATGTTTGGAAGATCAGGAACCTGGGCTAGTTTACCAGGATCGCGATCGACTGCAAAACAATTAAAATTGTAAGGCTCAGGAGGGTCGTCATAGTTTTCTAAGGTAGCCCACCAGGCGATATCTTCACCTGTGCCACAGCCCATGTCAGCAACATTCTTAAGACTTTCTAAAAATGTATCATACTGACGTATGGTTTCTAGTATAGATAAACTGTGTCTATCCAATTGACGCATCCTCCATGCCTGCTGTGCGCAAGCGGGTTACGTGGCCTAACATGAAGTTTTTACTTTCTAGGCCTTTCATAATACCTAACCACTTGTTACGTAACAATGCCACTTCATTGATAATAGTTTCAAAGTCAATAACTTCATCTTCACCATCTACGTATTTTTCTGCGTCACGAGCAGTTAAAGCACGTGCATAGCCTTCAAGGTATTTCTTAAAGTGAGTGGTGCGTATCTTACGTAGCTGTATATTGAGGTAGTTAAGCACCGCTTCAATCTCTTGTAGTTGATTAAAGCGATGTTCTGTTACTCCAGGTAAGCCAGCCAGATTCTTTTCTATGTTGCCATAGACTGCGACTTCGCGCCTAGCCTGTTCTAACTCTACTTCATAATGTTGTATAAAGTCAGGTATTGCGCCCAAACTGGCTACTACTTTACTGTACCACATTTTTATCTTTATAAGTGCAAAACTGTATTGCTTGTTTTGACTTAAATCCTTTACTAAAAAAATTATCAGTATCGTGTAGTTGCAAACAAGGCCAACAAATCACACTACCAAATTTCCAATTATGTATCTTATATACTGCTAATTGATCTTGTATATTTCTATACTCTGTCCCATACTCTGTAACAAATTTATCATATATTATAGTGTTGGCATTTTCAACTAACTTATCGTCATTGTCGACACTGACCGGAATTAGCATTGTCATATATGGTGCTTGCGGATCTTCATACTCATTCTTAAAGTCAGGGTCTGAATGTATTCCGTATGAAGTTCCTATTTCTAAAAAACTGCAAGACCCTAAAATTAAGTCTTCATCACCAACTAATTTTTTAAACTTTAAAAATAATAAATCGTGTAATACATCAAATTGATCACTGCCTTTTATTATTTTTTGAGCATAATTTCTTGGTTGTGTGTGTATTTTGCGTACTGTTTTAAGAATAGACAATGCCTGGTCTATTTCTGATTTAGAAAAGACGTCTAAAAACTGGTTAGTTTCTACTAACTTAGTAGTCATCGTCCTCATCTTCATCGTAGTCTGGTTCATCGTCCTCATCTTCACCTAGATATTCTTGTAGGCTGCGTTTGAGATAGCTGTCAGTCGCACCAAATGCTTTTAAATCGCGCTCTACGATGTTGTGATCTGCGACAACAGCCAATACGTGATCAGCTGCTGCTTGTCGATCTTTGGGAGCGATATATTCTTTGGTAGTTAACCAAATCTCACTTAATACATCTAGTTCTACACTCATAATAAATCCTTATAGATCTGCCACTAGAACCATTTTGGATTTTGGATATTCAGCTAATGGTTCTGGCAATATATAAAATTCATAGTTAGATGGATATACAATAACAGCATTGTCTGGAAACTTTTCAGTCATTTGTTCGTGAATATCATTCATATATTCACCGGCTGCTTCTTTAGTCATCTCACTAGTGTCAACTTTGATTAGAACCTTGTCACCTTTATTAAGTGTAGGAAAAATCGTTGGGGTTACTTCTGTAATATTCATTCTTCGTCTCCTTGTAATACTGGTTCGTTGACTGATGCAATCTCAAGATCACTATCATCAACGTCAGTAGTTTCAGTACTTAGCAATAGATTAGCATTACCTGAAATTTCTGCCATAACTCGGTCCAGGCATCCATCTTCGTTCTTTTCCCATGCTTTACGGAATTTCTTAATGATAGAACCATCAGCAAACTTATAAACCAGACTATTACCTTCTTTAGTTAATAGACCCTTGCCTTCTAACATATCTACCATACCACTGTAAGGACTCATACCAGTTTCATACGGAATCTCTACTTGTACACTTTCAAAAGGTTTAGCATAACGTGTTTTCATAATCTTACAAGCAGCACGAATACCGTGTACTTCGCTGGTCTTATTACCATCAGCGTCTGTTTTAAGTTTAAGTTTACGCATAGCTACAACAATACTTGAAGCATAGATAAAGCCTTGACCACCTGAAATCTTATCATCTGGGTCAAACATATCCTGACTTGCGTATGTGTGATTAGTTGCTACTAGGCCTAGGTTTAATGTACCAAACATGTTTACACAGTTGCGAACAAGTGCTGTAAGTGCTTTAGGTTTACGACCCATATCACCTTTCATTTCACCTGCTTCAAACTGATTAACGTCTGTTGGAGTTAACATCATACCTAGCGAATCAAGTACAAACAGGACCTTAGGACGATCTGCTTCGTCAAGTGTGCGATACTCTTTAACAAAGTCGCTAATAACCTTGGCTACATCGTCAATCATAGCCATGTTCAGTTTTAGCAATTTTTCCTCTGAAGTGTCTACTCCTAACGCATGTAACCAAGCCTCATCAAGTGCGTTTTCTGTATCAATTAAGATTACATAAATGCCTTGCTCTTGTGCGTGACGGATAATGTTACCTGAACAGATAAATGATTTACCTGCGCCAGATTCACCAGCAAACACAGTTACCTTACCTAAGGGAATACCTTTGTTAAAGTCACCGCTTAATAGATAATTTAATGTGTAGTTGCCTGTTGAGATCCAATCCGTTGGATCATTAAAGCCAATGCCCATACCTGGGATAGCTTTGGTAATACTCTTTCTGAATTTACTAATGTCGTATGGTTTTGCCATGTTGAGTTATCCTTTAATTGAAATAGGGGGCATCGCTGCCCCCATGCGCTATCTTAGTTTGTCTTTTGACGATTGCGAATCATTGCAAGGATGTCTTCAGCACGTTGAGCGCCACCTGCTGGAGGTGTTGCTACTGGTGCTGTAGGAGCCGCTGGTGCAGCTTCTGCAACTGGTGCTGGAGTTGATACTGGTGTATCTAATGCGCCGTCATCTTCATGAACTGCAGGTTCAGCTGGTGCTGAAGTAACTGCTGGAGCACTGTTAGCAGTGTCAATTTGAACACCTCTTGGTTTGTAGTAGTTACCCCAACGATCTGCGTCATATGCTTGACCATCTACTGATGCTTCAAACATTTCTTTCATAACTTTAAGTTCTACATCACTTGGTTTCTTAGGTAAGAAATCTTTCAAGTTGTATAAGCCATGAGTTTCAATAGCTGCCGCTTCATCTGCTGTTAATGCAGATTCTTTGCGTGACCATTTTGAAGTTGAGTAGTCAGCATAACCACCTTTTGATGTTTTAGTTACTGTAAAGTCTAAACCACCTTGGTAGTCTGTTGGTAGGTTTTCTAGTTCTGGATCTAACAATGCAGCTTTCACTAGATTGAAAATCTGTGGGCTGATGATAAACCTACGAATTGGGTTTTCTGGTGTTTTGTCATCGCTTAGAGGATTCTCACGCACAAAACCTTGGAACAAGTAACTGCGTTTTTTCCAGTACTTACGACCCATTTCTTCTAGACTTTGGTCTTTGAACCAAGTACGTACTTCTGCTAAGATTGGACATGCTTCGCCCCACATCTCAACGCATGGTACTTGAACAGTAACTGGTTTACTATCTGGTTGGCCTTTAACGCCAGCAAATGGTAAATTGATCATTGCTCGTTCTACCCAGAAGAATGTGTTTTTTGTGTCTGCGTCTGGAAGGAAACGGATACGAGCATTTTGCCCTTCTGCAATGTTCCAGTGTGCGTAGATGGCGTTGTCGCCGCCTTGTTGTGAGTTGTTACCTGAACTGCGTGACTCTTGCGCTTGTAGTTTTGCGCGAATTTCTGCTAATGATGTTGCCATAATGTTTTTCCTTTAATTTAAGTTGGTCTTTAATATGCCTAAACGTATAGTGCATTTATACATAATACGCTAATATTATTTATCTCACAAGACTAATTATAAGATATTTTAACCAAAACAAAAGGCACCCTTGAGTGCCTTTTTAATTGATATATTATTGTTGTTTTACTTGAGACCTGCTATTCTAAGCATTTGATCAATATCTTCTTTGAATTGTTTGTTATAATGTAATAGATCATCTTCTGAATCACCTTTGCGCATTGCTTTTGCTTGACTTGGCATAATCTTAAGTTTGTCTAATAGGCCCAATGGTTTTGCGCCCATACGTTTCATTTTTACATCTTTGTTTACATGATCATCACCAGCAACACTTTCATTTTTTCTACTGCGTAAGTGTGCAATAAAGTCTGCTAGTTTAGCATCTGGATGTTTTGATTTATACTCTTGATAGTTTTTAACAAAGTCTGGGTGTTTAGGATCGTCTAATTCATATGCATCACGTGTGTCATATCCTTCGCCTAATGCACGATCAAATGCTTCTTCTAATTCATGATGACCGAGACCAGCATCACGTTCTAGTTGTGCTACCCAACCACTAACATCGCTTGAGCCAATTTCATGTACAGGGCCAGCAAATTCAGCAATGTCTACTGCGGCATTTACAATACCTTCTGGGCCTAGTTTTCTTAATAATTCCAACATTCTTTCATCGCCTTGGCTACAACCAGTAAGAATTCTGCGAATAATAGCTGTTGCAATAGCATCTATGCTATTATCATCTTCGTCTTCATCTTCGCAAATACATTTATCTGCTGTGCGATCGCATGCATCACAGTAATCATGTTCTTCATATACTGTGCCGTCCATGCCGCCGTCACCAGATCCGTATGTTTTACTAAACTGTCCTGGTTCAGCACACTCATCTGCTGCATCTGATGCTACGCTTTCAGCTAGGTTTGGAAATTGTTTCATAATAGACTCAGCATCTAATTTGCCTGCGCTTGCTGGGTAGATAGTTTTAAACAATGGTTTTGTAAATTTATCTTTAGCACGAGCACCTGCAATGATTTCTTCTGCACGTTCTTTGCTAACTGGTTTACTGCGTAATACTTTTGCTTGACCACTACGATCATAATCAACAATACAAGCTACATATAATTCTTCGTCTGATTCATCTAGATCACCACCTTCACTGCCGGTTTCGCTAGGTTCTGGTGTATCTTGGTCGCCAATTTCATCCACAACTTCTTGGAATACTGCTGGAACATTATCTTGTAACCAATCCATAATAGTATCACGTGCGTCTGCTGTTGGGTCCGCGTTGGCTAATTCTACTAGTTTGGCTTTTAGTTCATCATTTTGAATGATATCACCAATAGCATTGATAGCATTAACAGCATCAACTCCTACTGGAATTTCATCGCTAAGTGCCTCAATTAGATCGTCAGCGTTAATAGGCTCTATACCCCATTGTTTAACGCCCTCTTCATCTTCATCCCAGCCTTCAGCTACAGTGTTAGCCCAGCTTTCAAATTGTTGTGCAAATTTATTTTCTTTTTTCATTTTATAAGCCTTATGCACCAATGGTAGTGCGTCTGTCATTTTATCATTAAATACACGCTTGATGAAGCGTTCTTTCATTTCATCCAAATTGGCTTCATCTTCTGGCAAGTAGCTAGAGTTTGATGATTCAAATTGTTCTTTGCAATGAGTGTAGCCTTTCTTACCACTCATGCGTTTAAGAGTGTTATTAAGTAGTCCGTGGTATTCAAATGCTGATTCAACCATGGCTTGAGTTTCTTGATCTTCAAATGTACGGCGGCGCACACTGTTCATAAACGGTTTAAGTTTACTGCATTCTACAGCCATTTCACAGATGTGACTACCTAGGTCATCGTGTGGTGTGCCACCTGCTGACACATGGCGTGCCATAGCACGTGCACCTGTTAGGCTCTTGAATGGCATCTTAAAACGTTCGCCTTCTGCGTTTTCAACATAGATGCTGTTGATATGACGACTACGAGCTCCTGTCATTTCATCAACTACTGGTGCATTGTGGCGTACAATAATACGAGCAGGACCAAACTTTTGATAGCTTGACTTGCTAGTACCATATAGCTTGCTTTCACCAATAACTTCATCTTTGTTGTAGGTGCTGTCTGCTTTACTTTGTTGAGCAATGTCGCGATGTTTTAGTGTCGAACGTGTGATATCTCTAGGTTCAAAACTTAACAGATTGCGTTTGGCAAATTCACGCAGTTCACGTAGGAATTGATACCAATGTTTCTTTTCGTGTTCTGTTAGGCCATCTGTGATATTCTTACTAAAGTAAACTTTTAATGATGTTTCATCAATTAAACTCATGGTAATATTACCATGGTTTTCGCCATCTACTAGGTAATCAAAATTGAAAAAACGTGCTTTTTCAGGGTCATTTGTAGCTTTAGCGTTTTCGTCGCCTAAGCTAACATCTTCGTACCTGTCACGAATTTTTTCAAATAGACTTTCTGCAATTTTATTAACTTCTCTCATGTAAGTATTTATCTTTAAGTGATAAAGAATGGCATTGGCTCTACAATGTCTTCTAGACTGTCTTTCATTTTAAGATCTAATTGACTGTCAAAGCTCTGTAGCATTTGTGCCATGCGTACTATGAGTATTAGACTCATAACTAGGTCATCTGTTTCACCTGGTTTAGCCGCATAGCTAGCACCTGATGCTACAAAAGTTTTTAATTCGCTGATCAGCGGGCGGCTAACAACTGTCATGCGACGGCTTTCTATTAGATTTTTAAGTTTAGCACAGGCTGATATTTTAGTTTTATTTGTGGTATTAAAGCCCTTGCGATATCTACGGCCACTGCCGCCCATATGACGAGGTTCACTGAGGAATATGCCGCGGATATTTTCTTCGCCAATTTCACTGATACTTAACAAGGCTGCTTCACCTACAGTGTTGTTTTCAACGCTATAGTAAACACTGGTCTGTGCTACTGTTTCTGCTAGGTATTTGGTAATTTCTGTTAGGATACCAACTTGTTGTTGTATAGGAGTGCGGTTATGCTGCCATTCTGCTACTTGTTTAAATGTAGGTAACTCAAACACCTGTATACCTGCAGGGTCACCACCTGTGCCTAGGCTAGGATCTAAGGCCACTACATAGGTATATTGTGGTTCAGGCCTTTTGTACCAGCGTACTTGTCCCTGACGTTCTATAGGATCCAGGCCAGCCATTTCAACTAAAAATCCTGGATTGATTAAGGTCTCGTCCCAGATAATAAACTCACAATCCATTTCACGACGGAAACGTTCATCACCTAGTTGTGCTCGCTGTTGTGAGGCCCACGTTTCGTCACGGTCTGGATGTTCGTTCCAATAGCTACGGAATGCTTTAAATCCGTTAACACCAATTTCAGTTGGGTTGCCAAATTCATCAAAGCACTTGTTAGCACCTTTCCATAGGGTAGCAAATTGGTCTTCATCGCTGTTAGGCGTTGAAGTAATAATACACTTACCACCAGTTGCTAGTGTGGGACTAATTGAAGTCCAGAATTCTCGTCCTATGGTAGGGCGAACGAATGCGAACTCATCTGCATATAATAATGATATTGACAGACCACGACCTGTGTTTTCTGTAGTTGTAGCTGAGATAATACGACTACCATTATCAAAATCAATACTACCTTTGTTGTAGCTCACAGCACCTGCACGTATAAAGTCTGGTACGCTTTCATAAGCATAGCGTATACGTTGCATGATTTCTTGTGAGCCTGTGTATTTGTGTGCGGCAATTAGGATAGTACTATCTGGCACGAACATAGCGTACCATAACAAGTAACCTGCAGCACTTGTTGACTTACCTGTTTGACGAGGCATTAGCGAAATGCTAAAGCGATAATTATGATATGTATTGATCAGGCGTTTCTGATAGTCAAATGGTTCGTATAACATACGCCCTTTAACAGGGTGTTGTATATAGAAGTAGTTGCTCATAAAGTATTCAGGACCCGTAATAGGGTCTGCACACTTTGCGAACTCGCGGATCTGCTCTTCAGTGAATGCTTCTTTCTGATGAGCTTTTTTAACTATTACTAGATCAGGTTTTGCCATACTGTTATTTAACCATCTGTTTTTTATTTTCGTAGTATCTGAGCAATGATTGACGTTGTTTTTCAACCTGTTCTTTAGATTTTGGTTTTCCTTTATGTGCTAAAGAAATTGCTTTTTTATGTTCATCTGAACGAGGAGGAATTATTTGATTAGCTCTTGCAAGTTTAATTTTAATTTTAGTTTCTTCAGATAATGGATTTCTTTTTCTGCCAGACAATCGTATAGATATTTGTTGTTTTTGTTCTTCTGTGCGTTTCTTCCCAACATTTTTGCCCTTCATTGATTCTGATAGCTTTCTTTTAGATTCTTCACTCATTGGTTTTCTTTTTTTGCCAACGTGTGTCAGAGATAATTTCTTTTTAGTTTCTTCTGAATGTTTTCTGCCAGGTTTACCTTTTAAAGTTTCTGATTTTAGATTAGCATATTTAATACGCAATGATTCGTATATTTTAGATGTTATTTTATATCTTTGTTGAGAATTATTTTCTAATGTTGCCATAGCCCAAGCGGCATGTACCATTTTATTTTTCGCATCACCTTCATACATTTTAGTAAGTAGAAGATGGCAAACAAAATGTTCTCTGGCTGTGAGTTTTACAAGATTTTCTTTAAGATTGCTACCACCTAGCGATTTAGGGATAATATGATGTGTTTCGTAATAACCATCTATTAGACGATTTTTAGCATTATTGATGATACTGGTATAATAAGAAGTATATTTGTTTTCTAACATATAGTTATTTATCTGTTAGAAACGGTTTAATGAAGTTTAGTTTAGAATGGTTTTTCGTTCGTCATCAGCGGCAGCGCGAACCACAATCTAAACCATTCTGGCGTACCAGGTTGTACATTGTGTTCATTTTGGTAGTTGATTTTTTCCATGGCAGTGATACTAGGGTTGCTACCACCTGTGCGTGTTGGGGTTTCTGGACCTTTGTATTCCACTAGCTTGCCTTGATTGTTGCCGCTCAAGCCTGCCATGTATTTGAGTTGTTCTAATTCATCCATTATTTTTTCTTCCTTTTAGCACCTGAATTATGTGGCACTGGGCTGGCTCTATGTACATCATCTGCTTCTCTGCTTCTAGTGTCACTCATCTTATTAACTGGTCCTGCATCTGTCATTTCTGCGGCATCTTTGATCATATCATATTCTTCATCAGTGTAGGTAAGCAACAGTGGGTCACCAGCGAATGGACCTGCAACTGGCATTTTGCCACCTTTCTTACCATCAGCGACTCCTAACGCTAACCCAAAACGATACTGTTGGTATGGATTGCCATTGCTTTTATTACTGCTGATACCAGGCATGCTAATAGCACCTTTGATGCTGGATACCTGATCCTTTTGTAATCCTTTAGGATTAGCAGCTACGTCTTCTGCGATAATCTCATTAATCTTCATTTGTTGCGCCTTTATACTGTGGGTACAGTTTTTCTAAACTACGTATTTCTTGTTTTAAATATTTTAAATTATCTGGATCTTTTTCATTACTTGCACGACGATATAACTCATCACGTTTGTTTTTGAAATCATCTTTATCTAAAATATCAGCACTTTCACGAAAGCCTGCGTGAGTAAGGGGGCTATCGCTGTCTACTGGAGCACGAGCACCATAGCCCTCTTCTATTACTCGAATATAATCAAGTAAAGTTTTCACGTTACTTAGTGATCTCGTTTAACATTGCTTCGTACTGTTTCCAAAGAGCAGCTTCTCCAATCTCGCCATGTTTCTTTTTAGCTTGTAGTGGATTATCACCAATTGGTGGAGCAAACTCAATTTCTGTTTTCTTCTTGTCTAAACCAGTACCAGTCATAGTAGTAATATCAGCTGCCGCATAGTCTTCACGTGGAGTGTTTACATTTTCAACATCACGTTTCATTCTATTAATAACATTATGATTGCTGTGTTGTTCATCTAACTCTTCTTCTGGAGCCACACCCATTGGTTGCTGTTGACCTACATTTTGGTTTGCTTCTGGTTCTACTAGTTGTTGCTCTTCGTCATTGGCTTTTAAACCTGATAACATTTGAAGAATACGCACAGCATCTACGCCATCAGCTTGAATACTTAATTGTGATACTTGTTCGTCAAGTTTTTCTTGTGCTTCTTTAACTGTATAGCGTTTGCCACCAACTTCAAAGTCTTTAGCCCCAGTTGCTTTAGCTTTGGCCAATGCGCCTGAGAATTCGTTACCTTCTTCCATTTCGTCTTCTTCCAAGTCGTCTGCAGGTGCATTTAATCTGCTAGTATTAGCCATTGGAGTTGATGGGCGGCTTCCTGGTGCTTTTAACGCACTTGGATCAAATGTAGATTTTTTACCGCTTGGTACTGCTCTTGGAGGTGCAGTTAACTCATCTAACTCTTCTTCATGACTGCATGAACAAGGACTTTCATTACATTGTACGCAATGTGTGCCGCTTAACTCATGACTTAAAGGAGTTTCTGTGTTTACAGAAGCAAGTTCTTCGTTGCATTTGCAAGGAGCACTTGAGCATTTTGGACAAGCAATAGGTACACCAGCTAGTTTAGCAATTTCGTCAAGCTCTTGTTGAACATTGCGTACATCGTCCATAACTTCTTGCTCATCTAATTCTTTCTTATAGTGATTCCAAGCGTCTTTATCTGTGTAAATTGGGTGATGACGAATAGCTTCTTTACCTTCTGTTACTTTAGTTGGCAGGCCTTTATGCTTAGTAGCGGCAAAATCATGTGCCGCTTTTTTAGTCATACCCTTAGCTACTTTAGCTATCTCTTTACTCGGCGCTTTCATTTTTCCCTTTTGTACGGCATGTACCATACCCATAAATTTTTGTTGTTGTTTGCTTACTGCTTTTTCTTTAACAATAGTTTCATCTAAGTCGTCGTATTCTGGATCACCTAGATCAACAATGCGATGACGGCTTTTGCGATCCATGATGTCTTTTGTGTTGCCGCTGTGATTTGGATATTCTTCTTCGCCGCCGTATTTCTTACCTTTGTGGATAATGCCTGTGGCTGTTTTAGTTACTTCACCACCCGTAGATGTTTTAAATGTTTTTGACTCATCTAGGTCTTTGTCACTGTCATCACCTGCATAGGCTTTTTCGTGTTTAACACCGCTGTCAGTTTTAGTAACTTTGTTACCTTTAGATGTTTTGTAGTAATCACCTTTTTTAGCGTGTTTGTCAAACTCTTCTTTGTTCTTTAGTTCTCTGCCTTCTTTAACTTCTTTATCTTTAACAGCTTTCTTAAATGGCTCTTTCTTGTTGCCATCACCGTCAACGTCTAAGAAGTCTGGTTTAGCGGCTTCGCCTAGTTTCTTACCTGCGGCAGCTGCTTTTTGGAATTTCTTTTTACCGTATTTTTTGCGACCAATGCTGGCGGCTACAGCGGCTGGATTCTCAGCACCACCTTTCTTAGCGGCTTTTTCAACTGCTTTGAAGCCCATGTATTTTTCTTCTAAGCTCTTAACAGCTTCAGTAATACTGCCTCTTGGCTGTACTTCTTCGTATACTGGCTCTTTAGTTGCTTTTTTAGGGTCAAGTGCTTTCATCTCAGGATTTAGGTTATTGAATTTACCTAAAATACCATACATTTTCATGTCGCTCATCTTATTAGTTCCTTATTAACCTAACTTTTTATTTGGGTTAGGTATTGCATTTTGTTTACTGCCCACTGGATCAACTTTACCTTGTGGAATACTGTTTGTTGTTTTGCCATATGAACTTACTGGTTGACCACCAATAGTGTTATCATCACCAGACACTGTCCAACGATCTTTAGTTGGAGCTAGCTCTTTAGCAATAAATTGTGCACCACCGTAGGCTTGGCTAGCTGCTTTTTGTGCTGCGTCAGCTTCTGGAAGAGGTTGAGTGATAACATTTTCACCTTGTACATATTCACGTAGTTCACTATTCACACCACTGCGCCATATTTCTTCTGGATGATTAGTTGGTACTACAAAAATAGCTGATGCTAGCATATTGCAACGTTCAGAAATCAATTGGCGTAATTGTGCATCGATACATGGATATGCTAGGCTTACATCAAATTGATAAATTTCTGTTGGGCCAAAGCTAGGAAATTCAGCAACGTTTTCCTGTATTGGTAAACGTTTAACAGCAGAAATCTCGTGTAGTTGCCAAGTTTCAAGTGCTGACTTAATACGGTCCATGCATTCTGCTGGATCAATGTTAGCTAACTTAACACGAAAATCGTATGTCTTTTGTACTTCTGATAAGTGTTGTATAAAATTTTTCATTCTTTAAGATCCTCTTAGTGTTATTTATCTGACTTTGGCAGAATTAATCCTTTGATTTCGCGCCTAAAATCTGTTTTAATAACTCATTTCTGTCTAATATCACTGCTTGCCCATCTTCTGCATCAACTATCTTATCGCCATCTGATTTGTTACTATCTTTGGCAATTTGTGCATCTAAACGAGCTTTTTTCAGCTGTAAGTCTACCATACGTAGCTTCTTATCTAATTTGGCTTGCTTGGCTGTAATAGCATGTCCTAGTAGGGTGCCTGCTGTGGCTAGGATGTGTCCGCTGAATCGTGCTTCAACGTTCATGCCTAGATCAATTAGGTCCTGGAATTTTTCTTTAGCAAGGTCGCTGAGATCATCTAGTTCTTTATCACTAGTATCTAAATCTGCTACAAAAGGAAGTGCGGCATCAATTTTATCAATTGCTCCATCAACTTCTTCAATTAAAGCACGGTTTTCTTCTATGGTTGTTTCTGCCTGCTCAGGTGTTGTTTCTTCAGCAGGTGGCAAATTGAATAGTTCTGATAGTTTTTGTGTCATAGTAACACTATTTACCGCTTGTGGTTCTTGAAGATATCAAATTCTGTAACTACACGGAAACGCATGTTATTAGCGCGAGCCCAACTGTCTGCGGCTGCCCATTTGGCCATGTTCATTGCTACCATTAGTTTATCACGATAGCTACGGGCCGATTCCATAGTTGTTTCTGTTGAGGGTTTAATTTCTACTATTTCAGTATGTTTCTTTTGGTTGGCATCTACATAGACCACTAGAAAATCTGGTACATAGATTGTTTGACGACCTTTTACTGGATTAAAGTAAGGAATACTAATAGCTTCACTAGCCCAATTCAGCACTGCTGGATTGTTATCACAAAAGCTCATAAAAGTAAATTCCCAACTACTACGATAGGTAGGCACACGCTTACCTATGTATTTCTCAGGGTTCTTTACTGTGTACTTTCCTTGTGCATATTTGGCCATAGTTACGCCAATATTGTACGAGAAATGTATTTACTAGTCTGCGGACTATTACTAAGTCCTAATAGGCTAGTACCTACACGATTAAAATTAAGGAACATGGTTAAGAAAGCATCTACTTCGCTGATGCTGTTGTAGGCTGTGCTAGGACCAGGTTTAGCATACTGCACATTACCTGTGGTCCATGTAGTACCGTTATTGGTAGTTACATCAGTGTCCTGTTGATTTGGATCAATATAACTGGTATATTCTGGACTGGTTAATTTGTTCTTGTCACTGATGACTTTTAATTGTTCTATAATACCCATTGGATCTAAATTCTGCTGTAGGGCTGTATAGATAACTGCAGCCGCTAGGTTCTTGCCTGTAGCTGCGTCGCCAGTTAATCCTTGAAAGTAAGCAACTACCGCATCATTGGCATAGGGACTGATGCTAGGAGTCTGCGTATAGTAATTATTAAAATAATTAGTAGTCGCATTTGCGGGTGTTTGATTAGGTAAATTTCCGTTGATCGCCATGTTAAGTTCCTGCTACGCCTTGATTACTGCTAGATGTTTGATTGTTTTGTCCATTGATATTAAGCGCATTTGTAATACTACCCAACCCAGGCTGAGCTGTTAGTGATCCAGATAGGCCCTGTGTTACTGTTGCGCTAGTCGGAGCATACACTGTACTCAACGGATTTTGTCCTGCTAGTATTGCTTGACCTATTCCTAATATATTTAAATTAGGAGTTTGCAGTAGTTGTGCATTAGATCCTGTGGCAATGTTGAAAACATTAAATGAATTCTGTACAGCAGATCCTAGGTCACCATTTTCTACATCATTAAAAATACTTTCTGCTCCGCCAATTAATGCGCCAAGATTTCTCAATGGACTTGGTGTATTGTCATAGTGAACTTGATCAAAGCCTAGAACTGTACCGTTACTAACTGGGCCGCTGTCGTACAACACAGCTTCGTAATTAACTGTCATTTGATGATCTAATGGTTGGTATTCACCAGCAGTGTGTTGCCCGTGTTGGAAACTGCTGATCACAGGACGAACCAATGTGTAACTACTAAAACGTTTTTGATGTAGACTATAAATTCTAATACTGCTAAGATAAGGTAAGTTTGCTGCATTGGCAGTTTTAGGAGTGTACCCCCAATTCTGTTGTTGGCGTTGTTTGTATTTGCTGTTATCTTTATAATTATCTACTGTGGCGTAGTCGCTGTCTCTATAGTAGTAGGTAAAGTAATCTCGCCAAAAGCCACGTACTATATCAGCACTGTCATCATGGAAAGTAATGTTCACTGGCTCATAGTTGACTTTTTCTTGCTGTACTGTCTTACGATTGTAAGCATTGTAAGTTTTAGTTGTTACTGTGAACTTTGGCAAGTTTATACTTTTGGCCATAAGTCCTGTTTCAATTTGTCCTAGTTGT